AAGGTATTACAGAAAATGTAGAAGTAGCAGCTAAACCTGAGGGCATCCCTGATAAATTCTATGCTGCTGAGACAGGTAAGGTTGACTATGATGCTATGGCTAAGTCATACAATGAACTAGAAAAGAGATAATCAGAAAAACCTGAAGTAGACCCTAAAGAACCTATTGACGAACCACCAGTTACTGATGCAGCTGACGATGCTGTAGAGAAAGCTGGGTTAGACATGGGTGCACTTACAGCTGAGTATGACCAGAACGAAGGATTAACTGATGCATCATACAAAGCTTTAGAAGATGCAGGGATACCTAAGGCAACCGTGGACCAATACATACAAGGTCAAAAAGCCCTAGTAACACAGGCACAGAATGAAGCCTACTCACTTACTGAAGGTAAAGAGGGGTATGAAGCTATGTCTCAATGGGCTAAAGCCAATCTGTCAGCAGAAGAGCTAACTAACTATAACACTCAAGTCAATTCCTCAAACTCCAAAATTAGAGGACAGGCTATAAGGGGGTTACACGCTCAATTTTCTGCTGATAGTGGTGAAGGTAAACCCTTGGTACACGGTGGTGGAACTACAGGTAACACAGGTGGATTTGGTTCCAGAGCACAAATGGTAGCTGCAATGCAAGATAGTAAATATCAAAGCGACCCAGCTTATAGAGCTGAGGTAGAAAACAAGATAGCTAACTCCAGATTCTAGGTCTCTGTGGCTTTCTCCCTCCACAACCTAGATAAAAGTCCTGCCCTCCTGGGTAGGCATGACCTCTTCTAAGAGGCATACCTCAAGTAAGACTTGCATAGCTCTCTTACGAACTGGATTCTTAAACTAACTATAAAGGAATCTAACTATGTGGACACGTCCTCAAGCTACTGAAATGCGTTTTGGTTTTGAAATCACTATGTATGTATGTAACAAATAATTCAAGTCCTCCCTTCCTGAGAGGCTACACCTCTATTCAGAGGGTATTTTCCCACACTAGAATTAATTAGTAACAGAGCCACCTGAGGGTGACAACTCCGTGAGAATAGTTTTATGTAATAGGAAATGGAATTTAACTAATCTATAAAGGAAACGACAACATGTCAGATGCAAATCCAAGTAGACTAGGTTCCATCAACGGAGCATCAGATAAGAAAGCTTTATTTCTTAAGGTGTTTGCAGGTGAAGTCCTAGCTACATTTCAGCAACACAATGTCTTTTTAGACAAAACATCAGTTCGTACAATTGCCAACGGCAAATCGGCTCAGTTCCCAGCGACTGGTATCGCTACTACAGGTTACCATACTCCAGGTACTGAAATCCTAGGTGACGAAATTAATCATGCAGAACGTGTGATTACAATTGACGACCTACTTACATCATCTACATTCATTGCTAACATTGATGAAGCTATGAACCACTATGACGTAAGGTCAACATATTCAAATGAAATCGGCTTTCAACTAGCTAAGAAAATGGACGAGAACATCGCCCAAGTAATGGCATTGACAGCTCGTGAAGCAGCAACAATCACTGGTAATCCAGGTGGTACTACATTATCTAATGCAGCTTATCCAACTGACTCAGCAGTATTGGCTTCAGGTTTATTTGATGCACAACAAACACTAGATGAAAAGAATGTACCAGATAACGACCGTAACGCATTCTTCCTTCCAGCTCAATATTATCTTTTAGCACAAAATACAACTGTAATTAATCAGTGGTATGACGGTAAAGGTTCTATATCAGAAGGTACAATCCTTAAAGTAGCAGGATTGCCAATCATCAAAACTAATTCAATTCCACAAACTAACGTAACTTCAGGACCAACAGCTTACCAAGGTGACTTCAGTAAAACAGTCGCTCTAGTAGCTCATAAAGGTTCTACAGGTACAGTTAAGTTAATGGACTTAGCAGCTGAGTCAGAATATGACATCAGACGTCAGGGAACCCTGATGGTAGCTAAGTACGCTGTAGGTCACGGGATTTTACGTCCTGAGGCAGCAGTAGAATTAGCTTCAGCGTAATACATGTAATACAGTCTAGCCCCTTCGGGGGCTTTACTTTTTTTAAAAGGAAATAGAAATGTTAGGAACCTATACAAGTCTTTCAGAACTGGAAGCAGTCAACATTATGCTTAGCACTATCTCAGTAGCACCAGTATCAACCTTAGCTGTATCGGGGGACCTTAATGTTTCTGTTGCCAAAGAGATATTATATGGCACAGCCAGAGAAGTACAAACATATGGATATTATTTTAATACAGATGCTAAGTATCCTCTCTCTCGTGATGTAGAGGGTGAAATTAAACTACCTAAGAACACTTTGTTTGTCTCTGTAGATAGAGACTTTTGGAAATATGATGCAACCTTAAGAGGCTATAGACTATACAACAGAAGTGAACAGACATATAAATTTGATAAGAATTTAACTGGCTCAGTAACGTTCTTCCTAGAATGGAACGAGTTACCACAGCCAGCAAAACAATACATGGCTATTAAAGCAGCACGAAAGTATCAACTAAGAATGTTGCCTGATGAATATACATCTAAGTATAGCCAACAAGAAGAACTAGAAGCAAAAGCACAACTAGAAGATTATGATGCAATGGAAAGACAATACAATCTAGCAGACCAAAACGTAGTATTCGATATATTAGCGAGGTAAATTATGGCAATGATGAACAGGTCGATACCCAATATGTTCAATGGGGTATCACAGCAACCCCCTGCCCTACGACTACCTTCACAAGCAAACATACAAGAGAATGGAACGTCTAGCGTAGTTGATGGTATAAGCAAAAGACCTCCAACTACACATGTAGCTAAGTTTACAGACAAAACTACAGAAGAAATTTATATACATACTATTAATAGAGACAAGTTCTCTCAGTATGTAGTGATGATAGAAAATGGAGAACTCTATGTTTACACTCTTGATGGGAAAAATATCCCTGTGGATTACCCTGACGGTAAGACTTATCTTGCTTCAACTGCACCACAAGATGACTTTGCAGCCGTTACAGTAGCTGATTATACATTTATAGTTAATAAAACTATAAAAGTAATACGCAATGAAGGAGCAGTAGCCCCAGGAGAATTAAAAGGTTCCGTACAACTCTTTGTAGATTTACCTACTGAAGAGGATGATGAGCCACCTGAAGATGGAGATATATGGGAAATTGCAGGCTCAGGGTCTAACAACTTTGATAACTACTATGTTAAAAAAGTAGGCGATGTATGGAGAGAAACTGTTAAGCCTGGCTTGGTAACTCACTTTGGTGAATATACAATGCCGTTTGCTTTAGTTGATGAAGGTACTGGTAGATTTACATTCAAGAGAATAAACTGGGACCCTAGGTACGTTGGGGATGACCTAAGTGCTAAGTTTCCTTCTTTTATAGGAGCCACCATATCAGACGTATTCTTCCACAGAAATAGATTAGGCTTCCTATCTAAAGAGAATGTTATATTCTCTAGGTCAGGAGACTTCTTTAATTTCTTCCCTGAAACTGTAACAACTATATTGGACACAGACCCAGTAGACGTTGCAGTCTCTCACAATAAAGTAGCAACACTTAAACATGCTGCTTCCTTCAACACTTCTTTAATGTTGTTCTCTGACCAAGCTCAGTTTCAACTAACAGCTAAAGATGTCTTAACACCTAAAACAGCAGCTATTAATGTAACCACAGAATATAATGTTAATACCAAAGTAACTCCTATATCAGCTGGGACTTCTTTATATTTTGCTGTAACCAAAGGTGCCTCTACAAGTATAAAAGAATATGAAGTTCAACCTTTAACATATAACAATGAAGCAGCAGATGTAACAGCTCATTGTCCAACTTATATACCTAGTGACATTTATAAACTAGTTGGTAGTGATTTAGAAAATATTATTATAGGCTTATGTAAGTCTAATCGTTCTACCTTGTATGTATACAAATACTATTGGGCTACACCTGATGAAAAGGTACAAAGCTCTTGGTCTAAGTTTGTATTAGACCCTAACGCTAAAATACTTAATGCCGATTTTGTTGATAACATGCTATATCTTGTTATTCAAAGAGCTGATGGTAACTATCTTGAAACAATGGATTTCACTTATAGACAGAAAGAATCTAACCTTAACTACTTAGCACACCTAGACCATAAAACAGAAGCTATGGGGAATTATGATGCTGTTGCAAATACAACATATTTTACTGTACCTTATCCTACAACAGGAACTGGATGGCAAGGAGTATTAGGTAATGAATGGTCAAGTCAGTATCCCCCACCATCTGTAACCAATCCTACATACTCTAAGCCAATAAGTAGAATAGGAGGAAGGTTAAAGTTAACTCCTGCTGGTAATTACACACTTAGTTGTCCAGGAAATTGGACACAAGAGAAACTAATTATTGGTAGAGAGTATCTCTTTAAATATCAACTTAGTCCTATCTACTATAAAGATTCACAGAAAATTGCTGTACCTCATTACAAAATGAATCTTAAGAACATGCATTTGTTCTACGATTACTCAGGGTTCTTCAAGGTCACTGTGGATTTACCAGGTGGACAACAATACATCTACACTTTACAACCTAAAATAGGTTCTGACGAACTTGAAATTGGTAATGCTCACCTTGATAGTGGAAACTTTAGATTCCCTATATTTGGCGATGGGGAAGAAACAACAATAACAATTGAATCAGATTCAATGTTCCCTATGTCTATACAAGGTGCTGAGTATGAAGCTCAGATAACCTCCTATTCAAGACATCAATAAGGATAACAATGGTACAAATAATAACACCCACACATGAACACACTAAGGACTTAGCACCACGTCTAAGACCTGATGACATTAAAGAGATAACTGTAGCTTCTCCTGAGTTAAACCTAGAGGAAATACTTAATCTTTGTGTTGAATCATCCACAGATACTTATGCAGTTGTTGATAAGGATGATGGTTGTGTGGCTATATTTGGTGTGAGAGACATGGATGAAGACTCAGGTATCCCCTGGTTCCTCTCATGTGAACTGTTCTTCTCTAAGTATAAACGTAGGTTTATCAAGGAAGGACCTGAGTATCTTAAGAAGCTCTTTGGTTCTAAAAAACATCTATATAACTATGTATCCAAAGATAATACAAGGAGTCAGAGATGGCTCCAATCTTTAGGATTCACAATTCATAAACAAGAAATAAAATTTAAAGACGTAGTTTTCTACGCATTTGATAAAAGAGGAATTTAATATGTGCGGTGTAATGGAAACCTTAGCAATAGCAGTAGCAGTCACCAGTTTTATGGGT